ATGGCTAACTTATTTTTTATACTGACTCTTATAGCTTTAATTGCTTTTATTGTCGGCTTGATAAAACCCAAATGTGTACTCATGCCCAATAGAACAAAATCTTCTCTTGTGTACTCAGTAAGCTTTCTTATTTTACTGTCCATATTTATAGCTTTCATCCCCTCTTCTGATACACAAAACCAAATTGAAAACCAGATGTCTATAAACGAACAAAAACATGCCCAGCCGCAAAATATGCAAGCCAAACAAAACCAATCAGAGGTACTTCCCGTGACACAAGAAAACAATGAACTTTGTACAAAAGAAAACGAAGTTTACCCAGATTTCGCAGCAGCAATGACTTACTTTAATGACTACACAGAAGAAGAGCATACCCTTAACATTATCAGTGAAAATCCATTAAATGTTATAATATCTCCGCAAGCAGCTGATGATGATTTTCCCGATGTGAAGGATTTTATTGCTAAAAGAGCTATTATCTATGGTATTTATCGCGCCTTTATTAATACTCTAAATGATAAAGTTACAGTAACTTCATATCTTGTCTATTCTGATGGTAAGAAACTCAAAAATAGCCCTGAATACACAACGACTATTACCAAACAACAAGCGCTAGATATTGTTAAAAAATATATCCCAATAAACTCATTAAGCGAATTAACGGATAATAACTGCTCATTTACTATGCAGTTTAACGAATTACGCTTTGATGACCACAACAAAAAAGGCTTTTATAATTTCTTTGATGAGTTAATAAACGTTAGTAAATAATTCTTTGCCCTCATATTGAGGGCGTTTTTTTTTATAATGCTAAAGAGGGTTGTTGGTATTTGTTCGGATGCGGCTCAACAACATTAACATGTGCGGGTTTAACAACAATTTTTGTCACTGATTCGTGACTGACAAATGTGCAACCACAATTAATATTTTGGCACTGGTTATAACGTTCTTTGGTTTCGGATGAAACTTGGCAGGAACTACGAGTGTGTGCAGCATGACCGCATTCGGGACAATTCATCATGATAGATTACCTTTTGTCATGATGTTGATGTTATGTGAATTATATCATGTGTTTTTATACAGTCTAAAAAATTATTCGTCAGCTATATCTAAATCCGAGATTTTCACCTCTAACTCTAATGCGGTTGTAAAACCACTGTCATTCAGTGAATGAACGACTCGCGTTAATGTCCAGTCCGCGTTATCAATTTCGGGTTTAAATCCGCTAACGGTGACAGGCATTTCAGGGTAGAGATCTGCACGACCAACCGCGAGTTGAATCGAAAATGACGCAACACCACGTTGGATTTTTTCCCAATTGGCTTTTGCGGCTCGGGCGGCATTTTCTTTCGTGGCGTAGGTATGAGAAAGCGTGAGAACATTTCCTTGTTCGCCGGCTAAATATTCCCCTTGTTTTTCTTTCGGTTCGGCGGGTTTTGTAGGTTGTTTGCTTTTTCGCTTACGCTTTACCGTCACTGCTTTTTTCTTTTTCGGCTCACGTGTGTCAAGCCAGTTAGCAATAACACCGGTGTATGCACCACGGTCAGCCAGTGAAAAGCGGTGACCGTCACCGACTGAGCGAGTAATGTGCATAGTTTGAATCGGTTGGCCAGTTGCGGTGAGCCCTTGACCTTGTTTCATAAACAGTAAGTTTCCGCTTTTAACCGCAACAATTGCCCCCTCGGATTTCGCCACTCGTGTGAGAAATGAGCCGTCCGATTCGTTGGTTTGGTCGATATGAGCGAGTTTAATTTTATCTAATTTTTCATCAATAACCGCCTTTAACTTATTGCGTTCCGCCAAGGTGCGGACAATATCGCCCAACGATTTTTGATGGTAAGACTGCTCACGCTTGACGTTTAAAGTGTCGCGGAAGTCCGCACTACGACCACGGATCGTGAGCTTATCTGGCACGCCGCTATGTTCAACCTCATCAACCGTAAATGTACCCTTGTAGATCAGCGGTTCGTTTTTCCAACCAAGATGCAATGATAAGGTTTCTCCACGTTTAGGTAAGGCGAGCTTTCCGTCGCTGTCATCTAATTCAATATCTAATTGGTCAGCTTCAAAGCCGCGATTGTCCGTCATGGTTAATGACATTAAACGCCCCTGAATTAGACTATTAATATTTTCACCACCGGCCGCAAGCGCAAATGCAGGGGTTAGTTCATCTTTGGTTAAAAAACTCATAGCGGTAAGGCTCCGCGAATATCATTGAGCTGCTGACCTAGATCGCCAAACATTTGAGACAGCGATTCATCCGTGCGTTTTAATTTCAGCGTAAAATCAATTTTTCTGGCCGAGCCATCAGCAAAAAAAATACTTTTCGATTGGGTGATTTCTTCAATTACAAACATACCGTAAATGGTGCCTGAGCCATCAATCAGCGACCATGCTTTTCCCGTTTCTGCCATTTGCTCTAATACCAGTAATGACAGTCTGCCGCCAGTCAGTGACGGAAATAATGAGCCACTTAATGTGATATCGTCATTATCAAGGCCGATAAATTGAACTGCGGGGCGTTTGCCGACACGATTATTCACGCCATAACGGTATTTTTGGTTAATTTGCATCATCTGGTAAGGCGTTGTATTTAATTGAAAGACAAACAAGCCTAGTGCTGCCATTGCCATAATTAATCGTCCTCGCTGTCTTGATACCGACTCAGTCGTCTTGCCTGTTCACGCCGTTGGTTTTGCTCTAATTGTTTAGCGACTTCTCTAGCAATATCGTTTGCTGACTGGTTCGGTAATGGGTAAACATTGATAGTGATCGGCGCAGTATTTGCCGCATGATTGCTTTGGTTTATGGTTGTTGGCGCGGATTGATAGCTATTTGCGGGTAAAGCATAAGGATGGATGGGTTTTGCTGTCGCTGTCATAGAGCCGAGGGTTAATGCTGCCGCAGCCAGTGCAGCGGTTTTTCTCCGGCTAGTGATATGAGCTGGCCCATTAACAAGCTCGGGTCCATATTCCCCCGCAATGCCGAATTGTCCACGTGGAATAAATCCGCCATTGTCGAACATGCCCGCACTTTTCATACCGGCTTGAATAACGGTCACTTGTGACATGGCGCGGACAGTTTTGGTTTCATCCGAAAGCATCCAATCGGGCAATATGTTTGTTGCCATTTGCTTGAGTTCGGCAAATTGGGCTTTCAGTGATTCCCATTTTTCCAGAATGCCGTTTTTCAAACTATCAATGATCTCACCGCCAATTTGTTTAAAGCGTTCCGGTAAGCCTTTAACATCCGCGACAATCTGATCCCATTTGTCAGATATGGTTTTCTTGATAGTAGTCCACATGCTTAACGTAATAGCAACAATACTATCCCAATGTTGGTATATCAGCCCTGGTGTTGTCCAATTCAAAATAAAATATTTGGCCCATTCCCAAAATTGAGAAAACGTTTGTTTGACCGCATCCCAAACGACATTGGCATAGTTGGTGATTTTATCCCAATGAGGAGCAATGATACCGACAATTGTCCACTTCATAAGAAAAGATTTGATCCATACCCATGTAGCGGAAAATATATTCTTAACTCCCTCCCATAAATTTTTCACGAAAGGTACGATTTTATCCCAATATTTATAAATCAGGTAAGCCGCGCCAGCAATGGCGGTAATAATTAAGATAATCGGGTTAGCTAATAGCGCACGGCCTAGCATCATAAATGCCGTTCCAATTAACTTAATAGGCTTAATGAGTAATGATAGAAAACCACTGCCTTTGATACCTAATACGGACAGACTTAATTTCGCCATGGCGAGTGGTCCAATTAATGCCGCAATCATCAATGTGATTCCGCCACCAACGGCCAGCACCGCACCTAACCCCAATGTGATCATGGTGATTTGTTTGACCAGTTCAGGGTTTTTCTTTGCCCATTGGCCAAACTTCGAAATGAGGTCTGTGACTCGTTTAGTGATATCCCGCAAAGGGCTATCCGCACCGCCAAAAATTTGTATTCCTACATCTTCATAAGCCGAGGTTAAGTTTTTTAAGTCACCATCAAGGTTATCTGTCATGACATTTGCAACTTTTTCAGCTTCGCCTTTTGCGGCCTTAAGCTCAGCTATTAATTGCTGTAAAGATCCCGTGGACGCTTGATCGGTTAAAACCATTAAGGCGCTAAAGGCTTCCTCCCCTGCTAGTTTTTTAAACAATCCAGCGCGCTTAGCATTACCCATTCCTTTTGTTTTTTTGTCCAGTTCGACAAGAATTTCAGTAAATTCTCTAAAGTTTCCTTTTGAGTCGGTTGTTTTTAAATTTATTTCTTTTAAAGCCTTTGATACTTCTGACGTCGGGGCTGCTAGTCTCCCAAAAATAGATTTTAAACTAGTACCAGCCATGCTCGACTGTATACCTGCATCGCCAAGTTTACCCGCTGCTGCTGCTGCGGTTTCTAAGTCAACACCTAATCCTGCTGCCGGTGGGGCAACGTATTTCATTGTGTCGCCTAGCATAGCTAAATTAACATTAGCGCGAGTGAACACCCCTACTAACGTGTCACTAACCCGATTCATTTCATTCGAGTTCAGTTTAAAGCCAGTTAAGATGTTAGATCCAATATCCGCCGTAGTGGCTAAGTCAATGTCTCCAGCGAGTGACATTGATAATGTACCTTTCATCGCATTTTTAATTTGCTCTGGCTTAAAACCAGCCATGGCATAGAACGCTTGGCCTTGTGCAACTTCATTAGCGGTAAATGCGGTTGTTGCCCCAAGGTCTCGCGCTTGCTCCCTTAACATCTTGTAGTCGTCAGAATTTTTATCAAGGCGGGTTAAGGCTTGCACTTTCGACATGCCAATTTCAAAATCATAGCCTGGTACTAAGACTTTTTTAGCCGCATAACCTAGCCCCACACCGGATGCAAGCATACCCGCGCCGCTACCGGCCATTTTATTACGTACTCCCATGGCATTTTGATAGCTATTTTTTGCCGCAGACATTCGCTTTTCTTGGTTGGCTACCCGCTTTAGTTGCTGCTCTTGTTGCTGTAATCGCCGGCTTGTGCTGGCAATATCGCTATTTAATTTGACTTGCGCTTGGCTCAATTGGCGCGTTGAAATCCCACTACCTTTTAACGCTTCCCGTTGGCGCTGCAATGAGGCACTCAGTGTGCCGGTTTCAGCTTTGAGTTTTGCAGCAGCCGCTTTTGCGCGGTCAAGCTCCCGTGATTGGGCCCTCGTGGGATTTTGAACGCTGGATAATTCACGTGCGAGCCGGCTAACTTTGGCGGTGGCTTGTTGGTAGGCATTATTTGCTGCATCAAGGGATTGCTTGGTTTTCTTAAACCCGTCAATTTGCTTGGCTTGGTTGTTGAGCTCTTTGAGTTGTTGTTTAGATTGGCGGAGGGTTTCCGCCAGTTTTTTATTCGACGCTTGGGCGCTCTTAAACGGTTTCGTGAATTTATCAACGGCGCTTAAAATCACCTGTAAACGTAAATCTTTACTCATCTTCTACACCGCTACGTTTAAGGGCGTGATAACGCCATTCTAATAATTCGGTTAGGGAAAATTCATCGGTGACAGCGGGTGACCAGTGAAAAATAGTGGCAATATCTGCCACTAAGTCATTGACGGTTAATCGTTCTGGAAATCCATAGTCACCGACTTCGGTAACAAAAAAAGCACAAGCTCTTTGGTTAAATTCAGCATATCCGCAGGGTTCATCATGATTAATTCGGGTTTCGTCAATGCCGGTGCGGTGACGCGGGGTAATACCAACATCGCCGAATCCACATCCATTTCCATCAGTGCGGCTAAACGAACACCACGCAATGCACCAGAATTGGGTTTACGTACCACAATCTCTGTTACCGTGGTTGTTCCACGCGTAATGGGTTCATCTAGCGTGACGGTGATTTGATTTTTTTCTACTGGTTCAGTCATTTACTTTTCCTATAAACCTAATGCGGCGCGTTGTTCTTCTAAGCGGTCAATACCATCAACTTTTTCAATCATATTGAGTAAATCAATCTCAATGAGTGTTTCACCATCCCAAATCAGTTTGTAATACGTGGCATTAAAAGGCGCTTTGACTTGGGTGTTTTCACCGGCCTTGCCATTACCGGAGTCAATTTCACTGAATCGACCACGTAACACGACCTCAACGGCGGTGTATTCTTTAGTATCTTGGCGTTGATAAGCACAATTAAGGCGCAACATCACGCCATCAATTTGAGTGATCCCCCACTGCTTATAGAGCTGGGCTTCTAAGCCTCCAAACGTTAACTCAGCTGAGAGAGCATCATCTTCTAACCCCATATCAATTTTGACGCCACCATTCATGCCGCCGCCGCGATAGGTTTCAAATTTACGGGTGATTTTCGGTAGCGTGATTTCTTCAATACGCCCCATATAGTTTTCACCCTCATTGAACAGATTTAAATCTTTAAGTTTGCGTGGTAAGGCCATGATTACCCCTTAATTTTTGAGCCAAAATCCAATAAATAGCGGTCGGTGATACGCTGACGCAACAGTAAGTTTTCCAGTGGGGGTACGGCTGTATAGTCATAATCAATGTATAACTTGCCGCTTTTCAGCTCTTCTTTGGTGTTAACGTCTGGATCGAACCAACATTCACCGCCTAACAAATAGCCTTGCGTTGTCATGCTGCGCAGTTTTGCATTGATGCTTTCGATAATGTCACGAGCCAGTGAGGGATTGAGCGTACCGTCAATTGACCAGTCCAATCCCTCGGCGATGGTGTCGGATAACACCTGTGCGGTGCGGGTGTAGGACTCAAAGGCAAACAACGGGTCATCAGAGCAAGTACGGGAGCCCCAAAACTTGAAGCCGTTATTGCGAATTAGCGTGGTGATATCGTTTTCGTTAAGTAAGCCGGCATCGGTGGCAGGGTCTTGTAAATCCCATGACACATCGGCAGAAATGCCCGTGACACCATTAACACCCACGTTAGACAAGGTTTTATGCCAGCCAATTTCATTATCAATCTTGGCACGCAAACCCAAGGCACACGCGGTGGCGTAGATATTACTCTCTGCATTCGCGACGGTATCCCAACTTTGGAATTCAGGCCAAATCAACATTAATTCACGTTGATTAAAGTTTTTACGGTAATCAATGGCATCTGAAATAGTTTTACTGCCATAGGCGCTAATATAAGCCATGGCACGCATTTTTTGCGCGATACCGGCGAGTGTTGATGAAACCGCCTGTGTATCATGAGCTGGTACGGCTAGAATACGAGGCTTAACACCTAAACGGCCTTGCGCCACGGTTAATGCCTGCAAGCCAGTTTTACGGCCATCGGGCGTGGTGCCACCAATAATATTGGATGTGGTTTCTGCTTCGCTTTCCCCTTGTTCAACACGTACAACCACGGTAACCGGTTTTGATTGGTTACCGATAGCATCCAATGAGCGTGCAAGCGTGCCAGTTTCGCCGGCTTTACCTGCCGCATTTTTCACATCTGTAATTAAAACAGGGGTATTGAGTGGAAAGGCTTTTGTGTCTGCATCATCAGCAGTACACACCATTCCGACAATGGCGGTGTTGATGGTGCGAATAGGTCGCGTGCCTTCATTGAGTTCAATCACTCGCACGCCGTGGTGATAATCTTGAGCCATTACTAGCGTCCTCTATTTTGCAATAGCTCAATTTTGGGTTGGGGTTAATGTAAATGCACGGAATGGGGATTGTGTGAGGGATGAAACAAAGCCGATATAATTAGATATCTTGCAATAAAAGTACATAAAATGAATTCAATGCTATGTTGTAATATACATTTATATAAGTAGCGCAGGAATCAGAATTTTTAAGGAAAGTAGCGTGAGAAAAAACAAATATGGATTGACAGATACTATTCCAGCAGCCATTAAGAGAGAAGTGAGGCAACGATGTGGGTTTGGGTGTGTAAATTGTGGAAATGCAGTCTATCAATATGAGCACTTAGAACCCACATTCGCTGAAGCTATAGAACATAATCCTGAACATATAGTTCTATTATGTGGGGGCTGTCATGATAGAGTAACTAGAAAAATCCTTTCAAAAGAAACTATAAAACTTCGCTCTATTAAGCCTATTTGTAGACAACAAGGTTTTTCATTTGGCCCATTCGATTTAGGATTAGTAGAGCCTACTATCAAAATAGGTACTTTAATATGTAAAAATGTGGAGTCTTTAATTGAAATTGACGGGGAATCAATTTTTACTATTAAAACACCTGAATGTGAAGGTGCTCCCTTTCGGATAAATGCATTTATTGCAGATAGAAATGGGCATGAAATTTTAAAAATAATTGATAATGAGTGGATTACAACGACTTCAAATTGGGATGTTGAAGTCGTTGGTCAAAAAATAACAATTAGGAAACAACGTGGGGATATTACGTTAATATTACGTACGGAAGCCCCTCACAGTTTAATTGTTGAAAAACTAGAGATGACCCATCGTGGTAGTAAAATAAAGTGTAATGAAAACGAAGATTTACAAATAAACACCAAAAATGGTCAATGTTTGACATCATCGGCTATGAATATAAGTGATTGCCAAGTTGGTATCCAGATTACCAATAATTCACTAGCAATAGGAGTCGGTGGCGGCAGTGTTTATATTGGTCGTATGGTATTAAACCAATCACCATCTCTTAATCATATATCATCTTATTTTAAATATAATCATTTAATGCGGAATAAAATTGGTAGAAATGATAGTTGCCCATGTAACAGTGGCCTTAAATATAAAAAGTGCTGCGGTAAAAAATAGAAACTGTAACTTATTACATTTTTAATAGGTTATGCTGAATATTCGGATATTGGCGGGAGCAGTTATCAAATGTTGATATGAGTGATTCTCTGTGTACACTTTAATAGCAAAGCCCCGTTAATTGGGGCTCAGAGTAGATTAATGTTATTCGGGTTTTTCAGGCCAATCAATATCTGGTGCTAGCGAAGTATCAACACGGTTTAACAAGACACGGTATGTTTTCCACGCTGTTAATTGTGATTTCTCTTCGTCAGTTGCCATGCCCAAATCTACAGCATCTTGTAATGGTGCAATTGCATTATTCGCCTCTACTAAAAGTGATTGTTTTTTCTGTTCAGCTTCTGAGATTAATTGCTCTTTTGAAACAGGAGGATTCAAATACGCATTAACTTCTTTTTCTGTCATTTTTTTCATTACGCTGATATTTTCGCGTACTTCAAAAAAAACAGGCAAAATAGCGTCATATTCTGTTCTCAAAGGTTGGTATTCGGACTCAATTGGAGCAAATATTGCCATTGCTTGATTATAGGTTTCTATCGCGTTATCAACATCATTTGTTAGCGTTAAAATGACATCCTCAGACTCTTCATTCTCTACAGCATTATTAAGTTGGGTTTTCAATTGCTCAAGCGTATTCGATGCATCATAGACATTATTACGGGCTGCGATGTATTGTGGCTCAATATCTTGAATGAGCTGTTCCAGTTGCCCCATTCTAGCAACTGTAGCAAGCTGCTGCTCATCATACGCATAGACTTGACCATTTTTTTTATCTCTGTAGTGATTCATGATAATTCGCTCCATACTGCAATGACTGCCGTACTTTCAACAAGATATTTACTTCCCGGTGGCACGATAAATGATACTCCACGATTGATTGAGTAGATTTTAATCCCCCCAAGAATTGCAACCGTGACATTATCAACAGCAATTTTTGCTGAATTATCACCTTCGCCTTGCCCCGTCAATACCACTAAAATTGGTTTGTTAGACGTATTTGTATAAGACACACCAACACTTCGTGAACTTGTGAGATTTTTCCACGTTTGGTTAATTCCAATTGTCTGCTCGACAAGCGCAATTGTTCCACCTGTCATAGGTACTTCGACTGTACCACCGTAGTTACCATTCACACGCTTTCTTAGTCCAAACCTGCCGCCCCATGTAACAAGTGACAGTAAATCACTGCCTACACCGTCACTTGTTATGTACATAGCGCTGTTTGCGGTCAATGGGCCTTTAACAACCTGTTCATATGTTGCCGTCTTATCGACATAATCACCTTTCGGCTGGTAGCTCCCTGCGGGTTGATAATTTCCTTTAGGTTGAAACTTATCATCAGCTTGCTGGGTACTATACACGCCTAATTCGGCAGCTGTTGGGGGGTTTAGCTTTGTGTAATCTTCATCCCATTTATCCGCCCACGTTTTATTTCCACCGTTGTAGCGTCTTGTATACGTCTTTTTATCGTACCAATCTGTATAAACTTGCTTAACGCTTGTTGAGCCCGTTCTTACAACCTCAAGCGAGCCTGCGGAACTATTCGGTGGGTAGTTTTTTGCATTTGCACCAGGATTACTCGAAGCTTGGTAAAACAAACCTGCATTTGTGTAATCATTTAAATCTGCATTCTGTGGTATTGCTTCAGCTCTAGCGAAGATAGTTTGAGATGTGATATTTTGAAGGTCTGCTTTTGTCGGTAATTTTCCAATCTCAGTCGTAAGCAAATTCAGGCTAGGCACTTTGTCGTTATCATTGCCTTTAACACCTGAAATATTCGCTTTATCGAATTTTTTATTTAAATCCAGTTTGGTTTGTGCTGATAGTGCATCAATTTTTTTGTCCAGCACGGTGATTTCAGTATTCACATATTCACGAGTTGCCAGAACAACTGACGGATCAATTTTTAATGTGACGGATTCAGTGTGGCTGACAATCAATACCATTCGAATAGATTGCGTACGGCCTGAGCCCTCCGCTAATTGTGGCTTGTACGTTTCGGGGCAGTTTGCTACCGCAATTAAATTGCCGGCTTTATCAAATAACCCAATCTCACGTATCCACCAACCGCCATCCTGTTCAGGAATAATTTGTTCAGCAATGATTTGATTTTTATTTTTATCATCAATAAATAATGTGTTAATGGCGGCTCTGCGTTTTTCAGCAATTAATTTAGTTTGATTGGTGTCCGGCGTTGGCAAACTCCCGCCACCATCGCCCACTGCCATATGTGTTAATTCAAGTTTTGTGCCTAGCGCTGTCGCTTGGGCTAATAAGTTCTCACCTAATTTTGTGAGTAAGGCGAAGTATTTCATTGTGGATTAATCCTCATTTCATCAATTAAGTGAATAGCCGCGCCTTGAACATCAAGGCCAGAAACAGAAATTAAAGGCGGTGTATACGCGTAAACAGTCAATGAATCACCGGTGTAACTGGATGCCGCACAATAGAATTCACCGCGGGTTTCTAGTTGAATAGTGAGCCCGACTAAATGACGGCTCGCCGGTTTTGCATCAAAAATCAATGCTTCTAACTCTTGATACATTTCCTCGGTGATACCCGTTTCAAGAACCCCGATATCAAGGCGAAACGTGCCGGCGGTTTCGTTGGTTTTCCACCATTCAATCACGCGGATTAAATAACCCAATGGCTCAACCACACGGCGCAATGCACCAATCGTGCCCTTGTGTTTATGAATAAACATGGCGGCTTTCACGGCATCCCGCTTGGCTTTCTCCGTCCAGTTTTTATCCCATCGGTCAACACTAAACGCCCACGCCAGATACGGCAGCAAATGCACGGGGCATTTATCAGGGTTCCAAAGTTCACGAATAGGAATAGGCACGCGCTCAATTTGTGCCAGTGACTCAGCCGCCGCTAGCTCTAACGGTGATGAGCCGACAGGTAATAAACGATTATTCATCTGAGCCCCCTAGTGCCACGTTAATTTGTGTGCAGAAGCTGGCCCGTGTTTTATCTAGCTTGATATCCGCTACCGGCTTTTTCAGTTTCACGCGTTGCACACCTTGCACATGCAGCGCGGCATAAATAGCACTGAGCACTATGTCACGGCCTAACCGGTGCTGCTGTGTCGCATAGCGTTTCACTTGTTCCTCTGCCGCCGCCATAATCGGCTCGTATTCAGGTGAGGGATAACAGTAAATCACTGCGTCTATTTCATAGTTAACGATGGTTGCTGATTGCACAGTCACACGGTCAGCCACTGGCCTTACATCCTCATCGTTTAAGGCAATATCGACTTTCTCAATTAAATCAGCCGGTGCGCTGCCGTTCCCCTCGCGGGATAAAACAGTAACCGTGACATGAGCCGGTAATGGGCTAATCACAGAAGCGTCAGAAATCCGACCATCGGCAGACCGTGCGTGATATTCATAACTGCCAATCGGGCCAGCTACGCTTAACGCTTCGAAAGCGGCGGGTATACGCATGCGTAAATTGGAATCGGACTCATACACCGGTGCAATGGGTGGGATAGCGTTTTCATCGCCGGCTGATAACATCAGGCGTTTAACATTATTATTAGCCGCGAGTTGGTCAAGGTCGGCACCGGTGGCAAAGGCCACCATACTTGCGCGAGCCGCTTCATTAACGCGCTGACGTAAAATCAATTCACGGTAGCAGCTCTCTTGCAATAATTTGGTTAACGGCTCAGATTCCAATTCTAAGGTGCGAGTGATGGCTTCCCGTTGTTCTGCTGGCATCGCACCAATTAGTGCGGCTTTGCGCTCGGCAAAGAACACTTCAAAATCTAACGTTTCGACCACATCCGGTGCGGGTAATAAACTTAAATCAATACTGGCTGCCATCGCTACCTCACATTGACCGAAAAATTAAGTGACTGATTGGTGTCTTGGTTTGTGGCTTCAATATCCACAATCATCTGCGCAGCCTCGGTGCTATTTAGGCTAATGCGAGTTAATAAAATGCGGGGCTCCCATTTTAACAATGCGGTGTAGCACGCTGACATTAACTGCAATTTCAGCGCGGGATTTTGTGGCTGGTCGATAAGTTCTGATAATAGCGAACCATAATTTCGCCGTGCGATGCGTGAGCCAATAGGCGTGATCAAGATATCGCGCACGGATTGGCGTATATGCTCAATATCGGAAAGGCACTTTCCATTTTCTCGACTCATACCGCAATATCTCATTGGGGTTTTCCTGTGGATTCGCCACCACTGCGTACACCGCCATGTGTATGATCATGTAACGTAATACCATTGGATTTAATCGCTCCGCCGGTGTGTGTAAAATTACCCGTCATTTCACCGCCCTCGGTGACATTGAGCGTGGCGCAGGTGAGGTTTTGTGAGCAAATCACCTTTGGAGTAGTGAGGTTAATTTGTTTACTTGCATTGACGATAACCACTTTTGTTGTAGCGCTAACTTGCTCACTGGCTTCAATATTGGCCGTTTTAATTCCTGTTGCTTTCAGTGCGCCGGTAGCGGGTTCATATTCAATGATTGCCCCGTCTGAATAAGTACGATGGTCCGCTGTGATGGAGTCGGTTGGTTCTGAGTGTTCATTGGAAAAGATACCGGTTAGCACAAATGCCGTGGTAAGTTCGCCGCCTAAAGCAAGAATAAGGACTTGCTCACCCACGCTAGGTGCATTCATGGTGCGAGTACTACCAGCACGTAAGGTGACCCAATTTAGCCAGTCGGTTTCTAAGTTTCCAATTTGTACGCGACAGCCTTTCTTGGCATTCACATCTGTCACGATACCAATGCGGATCATGTTTCTGATTAAGCGACGAATCTCGGCAGACATTAAATATCAAGCCTCGGAGTTAATGGCTGATAAAATTGTTTTTCTAAACCAGTACTGATAAGCAAACCAGACTATGAGCAATGGAATAGAAATCCATTGCTTGGTAACAATTAATAGGAATGCAGCGATAACGTTTAATACGATGACTAACCGGTAAATATTTAGATTAAAAGGAATTAGACTTTTCGTTATTCCTTTTAATGTACAAGAATGAGAGCCACTTTCTAAATTAGGGCTAAAAGAGAAAAATATTGCTATCACGTAGATATTCACAAGAATTCTAACGACCTCTGCACCTGCAACGACTTTATAGTCATCAACACTAATGGCCAGAATTGAAATAAAGATAAAAAGCCCCACAGGTAAAAGCGGAATAAATTTGCGCATGACAACCTCAAAAAAATGATTTTCTTAAGCGTGCCATTGATAGTGTATTGATTGCAGCTACTGCCTTTTGTGCAGTCAGTGATACACATTATCGTGAGAGGAAATCAATAATCTGACTTTCAATATGCCTGATTTCTTGCGGAGTGAGCCCTAACAACTGGCGTGATGGATAGGTTATTTTTGCATTACCAATACGCTCTGTTAAACCGAATTGGTGTACACCGGCAATATTTGCTGCGGAAGGTAAAAAATAAATAGCGGCTTCTTTATCGCTATTATAGGCGCGTAAAAAACGGGCGGTGGCCAGTTTTTTAAACATGCGGGTTTGCTTGGTTTTGCGCTCTGTACTGATTTTATCTTTCTTGATACTGATATAGCGCTGAATATCTGATTTACGAAATGAGCGCTGGGCTTTTTTATTCGCATCTTGGCCAGTGATTGTTTTGCTATTACCTCGCCAGTTCCGTAAGGTACGTTTTTGACCGTGCCACATAAATTGGATTTCACGTTGTACCGTGATGAAATTCGCTTTGCGTTTGGTGTATGGGCTGCCATCCGGATTTTTTTGTTGTGAAATGCGCTTAATTTGAGAACGGCGTAAATCGCGAGTGATTTCTTTGGCGAGCTGCCGGCGCTGGCCTTGCGACATGCGAGTTAATAAATGCGTTAATTCACTGTCAAGTTGACGCAAAGTATCATCATTCATCGTGTCGTTGGCCATTCATTAAACGGGTTGGCCGGCTCAGGGGTAGCCTCAATCACATATTTGCCGTCGTTATCAATCGCTAATACACGCTCGGTGAGATTTAAATCAATACTGATGTGGGCGGTTTTGTTATCTAAAATCACCGCTTCAAATCTAAAATCTTGTTGCCGCTTTGCGGGGTTCGCTGAAATATCGGATTGATTTTTTCTTAGCCAATCATTGACTACTGCAATTAAGACATTTTGGTCACCACTATAACGCTCAATAATAATATTAGCGGTGTATTCATATTCAAAACTGGGCGTTTCTTCTAACGTGGAAATAATCCGCCCGTTTTCAACGAACAAGTATAAATTTTCGGGGTTATCTTTGAGAAATGGAATTTTGCTGTCTAAATATTCCCGTAAGTTAATGAGCTTTTTCACGGTTCCGTTCCTCATCAAATTGCTCAATCGCACTTAGTTGAATATTGGCGGTTTCTAAGGCTGCAAGTAAAGGGTCAACCATCAAAGCCAAATCGCAATAAGTTAGAACCCGTCCGGTAGAGGCGGTGGTACTTGCTGGGTGAGTGTTTTCGGAATGGGAACGCATTGCGTTTGCACGGATACGGTAGGTGTTGTCGAGCACCCGATCAGCAAGATACTTAGGCACAGGTAAATCACACGTTGGCTCGTTTTTAAGAAGGGTTTTATATTCAATTTTTCTTTCCTCGGCGGCGGCGCGTTGAATAATACCGCGACGATAGGCATCACCCGCGATTTGATTTGCACGGTGAAAACTTAATGATTGGTCAGTGATCAGTGCGGTTTTTTTATCAACGTCTAACGAAAGTTGTTGGTTTTCTGCCGTGAGTATGCCGACTCGTTCATTGAGCTGGTCTATTTTTTTGAGACCTTGCCAGCCGGCGAATATGACACCGACGACAAGGAATAATGCGAAAGCGATTCCCCACTTTTTCATATTAAACATAAGCTTTTCGTCTCGCATTATTGGGTTCAAACATCACAACATCGCCCACGCTTTTTCAAACAGCTCATCACTGTATGGCTGCTGACCATTTTCAACATGGACTATCGCTTTAGCGATTTTGAATGCCGTTTCTTTGTCATAAACATCAAGGCAATCACGACGACCAAAGCCCGTTTCTTTACAGACACGATTAATATAACCCTCTGTATTATTACGGTCTTTTGCCGGCGCCCAACGTTCAATAATTTCTTCCACCGTATCAATTTTGCCGCAACCAACCCCTTGTTTTCCTGCATAGGTTGAATAGGTTCGCAAAAGCTTGAATAATGCGCGAATACCGTATTCAGGTTTCTCAAAACGGCTATGACGGGGCTCAATGCTAGGGTCAAAGGCCAGCTCCCCTCGCCATGGGTTTCTCGGGTTATAATCAATATTGCCCGGATTATTGTTGCGTATGCCGCGTGGTACGTTAGACATGTTTTCCTCCAGTAAAGCGTGACCATAAATAGGAAAGTCCGATACTTCCCATCGCACCAAATACACCGGTGGTGAATAGGGTGATATAAATGCTCTGATTTCCCTCAATACAGAGCAATCCGCCTAACAACCCGACAAAGCCGGAAACGACCATTTGCATAAAAGCCGCAAACCAGCTCCACGGGGCATTATTCGTTTTAACGTCAATGATGTATCTCACAACACCTCCCCACATTGAAATGAAGAGCATTAATAACCACTGTGCGATACCGAAACTGTTCGGATCTTTATCAAACATGTATCAATCCCATAGCTGTATAAGTGGCTGTACCGGCTCTTCGGTAATTTCAGGTAACTCAATCAATAGCCCCGCAGGTAGCACGGCACCATGTTCGGCAAGATTGGGATTCGCTAACAAAACAGCCTCGGTCATGCCTGTCGTTCTGCCGTAAAATCGCCAACATATCCCGTCTATGGTGTCACCTTTTATCGTTCTGATTTTCATATCAATTCAACAATATTGTGTGTCGTTCCCTTGATGCGCTGAATTGCCCAAATCGCATCGCGCTGTAAATCATCAATATTGGGCTCAAGGGCGTCGGCTTTTTTATTACCGTTGGGGGTTGTATCAATATCGCGGTAACGTTCGATTAAGTTTGCTTTTGCTGCGCTGAATACGGCACGGCGATAAAGGATCACTAATTCCGATACGTCAATCTCCCCATGCGTAATTTTGCTGGCCGGAACCGCGCCTAACGTTGTATAGCCCAAGTGGATTTCTTGCTGTTGAAAGCGGGATAATTCACGGTTGGTTTCGATGATGGCGTTTTTTAAGGCTTCAATTAATCGGCTTTGGGTGACCGTACCGTCAACTCGCATTGATTCCCGAAATGCGCGGGTATTAATCACAGGCCAAAAATCACCACTGGTGATTGTTTCGTCTTTTTCGTTAGCTGGTTCGGGTGAAACAAAATCCATAAGGTCACCTTAAAAATAGGTAGGCGGTGGGCGAGAGTCCGAAAAATAAATTTCTTATCTCGCGCCGCCTTGCGCGTTGGCACGTTCTTTATTCATCAGCCCTGTTTTTTGCTGACAAAAACTTTTCAATATTCTTAATGTCCTGCTTAACCCCACTGCGCTCATTGAGCTCAAGGGCACGCATTAATTCACATAAAGCCGGTTGCGGAAAATCATTATCGCGCAAGCTGTAACCGAGCCATTTATGTAGCTCGGCGCGGACTTTATCGGGCATATCTTCATGCTCAATTAATGCCATGGTGCGCTGCAAGATATCCAATGGAATGGGATTTTTTGCGGTATAGGCTTCTTTGGCTCTATCCCCCATTTCTTCGGCAATAGCACAACCGGTTGTGCGGGATTGGCCTGACGGCATGGCGAGCTTGTGTTTTAATGCATACTCCGCTATATCTAGCCCTTGCGCGTACAAACCCGCGTCAAAACTCCACAACATCAGGTACATCAAAACATCATCTTGAACGCCTGAATTGCCTTTTAATGTTTCAGTGATCCACGTTTCGTATAGCGGTAAGGCTTTACGTTTGTACGCGGCTTTGCGTTCAAATGATTGGGTTTTACCTAAATCCCGCATGTGTTGGCGCAACATCAATTTGACTTGTGTTGCTGCCGAGGGGTCAGCAAGAACGCCATAGTCGCTGACGTTCTTGGCTTCAACCTGCATGCGTTTTCGTTCCCACGGATTCACAGCTTATTCTCCGGTTGGCGCGTCTTTTACTTCGTCCGGCTCAGTAGGCTCTGCCGGTTTTCCAGACGTCAGCTCAATGTTTTCAATCAACGCCACACAGTCGTAATCTTCAACAATGTAATCTTCATTCACTGATTCGTAGTTTTCGATACGATCACGTTTGGCATTGTCTACCACTTGACGGCGGCGTGATTCGATTTGCCAGTAGATAGATAAATTATCTAATCGTGTGATAAGCATTCCATTTTTCGGGAAATAGGGAACACGTACCGCCGGCAATCCACCGAGGCGTTTTTGGCTGATAATCACATCCGCAGCTAACGCCTCGGTATTGGCTTGATCACGATTGACGATTGGGAAATATTTATCGGCTAATAATGAGCGACCACAGATAACCACTAAATCGGTATCATCGGCATAGACTTCGGAAATGGCGTGGTCGACGGCTTGCATAACCAGTGCATCAAGGTTTTCATACTCTTCACCTTTACCCACTTTGATAGGCTCAGGGGTGATTTGGTTGGTGTCTTTATCGGTTGAAGAACCTAAAACATGTTCAGGGGCTTCAAGGCGAATTTTATGTAACCAACCAACATTTACGTCCTGTAGTAGCTTGTTGACTTCACGGTTTGAAGTTGCAGCACGATGTGTCCCGTTAAAGCCAATCATAATGCGGTCAAGAGCTTGACGCTGAATAATGGCATCACGTATGCGGCGCTGGAAATCTTCAAACATCGCCCACATGTCCAGTTTTTCATAACGAATAGCGGTATCGAAATTCGTTTGGCGGCAGTGATACCCTTGTTTGGCCAATTGAGTTGGGTCAGTCGGTTCGCGGTCTTGTTTGGTGGTGTCCGTCGTGCCGGCAACCGTTGAGCCAATGCCGAGGCCGATTTTTTCGCTCACTTGGTCTTTGACAGGCACAATATTAATTTTGGTCAGAAAGACGGCGCTTAACTGAATTTTGCTTTCCAGTTTTTGGGCTGCCGAAGGCTCAATTTCCACTTTTGAATCTGTGAATTCGTGTGGCTGAACACCGTAAATCTCACCTAGACGGGTCATGTAACCGTTAAATTTAACTTTTGTTTCTTTTCTCATTGTTTTTCCCGTTTAGCAATCAGTCAGGTTTTCAGTGTTGGTTGTATTGCCACCAAAAGACGTGGGGCGGTGTTGCTGATTATCTTGCTGGCTCAAATCTTTTTTGAGTTGGTCCAGCTCACTGCGCAGGGTTTCATTTTCTTTTTTGATACCCGATAACGCTTTGACTTGTGTTTCAAGTCGAGTCAGCTTTTGTGCAGTTTCGGTTTGCTCTTCCGCGCAAAGCTCTACCGCTTGGTGAATGTCATTGAGTTCAACATCATTGCGCTGACGTTCGCGACTGAATTTCGCCATGATGCGATCTTTCAAGCTGGGTTTTTCTGGTTTGTTTTCTTCTTCGGTAAATTCAATCACCGTTTCTTCCGCCGCCGTAAAGACGTTATCTTTATCTTGCTTGCGTTCTGAGAAAGTCGCGGCTTTATCTGCACCCGCGCTAAATTCCAACATGCTCGTGCCAAGGCTGGCAGGGTTATCCGTGACAGCTAAGCCCACCAAATAGGCCGAATTCATATCGGAAAAATTAGGGTTAATTTCAACGGAGGTATAAACCTTTTGACGCTTACGATTCATCTCAATTAATGAATCTGTTGGTGATAAAATCCCGTATAGAGCAAGTTTTCCTTTCAGAGCACCTTCACTGATTTCTTCTGTGTAAACAGATTCCACATCACCAAAGCGCGGCATCCATTCATAATTTAGATGCTCCATGTTGATCCGAGCACCATAAACGGATGGGTCGTAATTTTTGGCAATATCAGTGAGCCATTGGCGCTGCACTTTACGTCCATCGGTTGTGGCTCCCTCAACACAAAGGCGCACAGGTTTAGATTTTTTTGTCATTGCTCAGGCTCCGGCAATTAAATTTCATACGTAGATAAATTTCATGCGTAAATAAAAAAATAATGAGCCTATGTTTTCAGGGATGAGGGCTAAGAAACAATGCTTTGCCATTGTGTGGGAAATGGCACAATGGCAGCTCGGGGCGATTGGGCGTCTGAGCCAGTAATCTGGCGATATGAAAACATTACACGATTTTGACCCAAGAAAACGCGCCATGCACATGTACTTTAGTGGGTATCGCATCGCGCGTATTGCCGAGGCTCTCAAGGAAAAGGCCGCGACAATTCACAGTTGGAAACGCCGCGATAAGTGGGATGAAATCACCCCCATTGATCGCGTGGAAATGACGCTGGAGATGCGACTTTGTACGCTATTGAGTAAAGAAAATAAAGAGGGGAAAGACTTTAAAGAAATCGACTTACTTTATCGCCAAGTAGAGCGGCATGCCAAAATTCACAAGTACCAAAACGGCGGCAATGAGGTTGATTTGAACCCGAAACTGGCCAATCGCAATAAAGGTGAACGCCGCGCCCCTGAGAAGAATTTATTTAGCGAAGAGCAGATTGAAAAGCTGGAAGAAATCTTTCGTGAAAATATGTTTGAGTACCAGAAAGCATGGTACGGCGCCGGCCATAAGCACCGAATTCGTAACATCTTAAAATCACGCCAAATCGGGGCAACTTACTTTTTCGCTCGTGAAGCCTTTATGGATGCACTCATTACCGGTCGAAACCAAATATTTTTATCGGCGAGTAAAGCCCAAGCGCACGTATTCAAAGGCTACATTATTGATATGGCGCGAGAGGTTGATGTTGACTTAAAAGGTGATCCGATAGTTTTGCCTAATGGCGCAACACTGTATTTTCTTGGCACCAATGCCCGTACCGCGCAGAGTTACCACGGTAATTTGTATCTTGATGAGTATTTCTGGATACCCAAATTCCAAGAATTACGCAAAGTCGCCTCCGGTATGGCCATGCACAAAAAATGGCGTCAAACCTACTTTTCGACCCCATCCGCATTAACACACAGCGCGTATCCGTTCTGGTCTGGAAAGCTCTTTAATCGTGGTCGTCGTAAGGCCGATCACGTTGAGGTCGATATCAGCCATCAAGCGTTAGTGAATGGCATGATGTGTGGGGATGGTCAGTGGCGGCAAATTGTCACGATTGAAGATGCCATGCGGGGCGGGTGTAATTTATTCGATATTGATCAACTCTATTTAGAATATAGTCCTGATGAATTCGAAAACTTGCTGATGTGTGAGTTTGTCGATGATATTGCATCCATCTTTAATTTGCAGTTAATGCAAAAATGCATGGTGGACAGTTGGGAAATATGGGACGACGTTCAGCCGTTAATGATACGCCCCTATGCTTATCACCCTGTTTGGATTGGTTATGACCCCGCGAAAGGTACTCAAAACGGAGATAGTGCGGGTTGCGTGGTGATTGCGCCACCGCTACACAAAGGCGGTAAGTTTCGCATACTTGAGCATCATCAATGGCGTGGCATGGATTTTCGCGCGCAATCGGACGCGATAAAAGAACTCACCGAGCGTTACAACGTGCAATACATCGGGATTGATTCCACAGGTATTGGCCATGGTGTCCTGCAAAATGTGCGGGAATTTTTCCCTGCTGCAAAAGAATTTGTCTATAACCCTGCCTTAAAAAATGCATTGGTGCTTAAAGCTTATGACGTGATTAGCAATGACCGGTTGGAATATGACGCGGGTAGTAATGATATCACGCAATCTTTTATGGCCATTCGCCGTGCCACTACCGCCAGTGGTAACCGCCCAACTTATGAAGCTGACCGCAGCGAAGAAGCCAGCCACGCAGATTTAGCATGGGCAACCATGCACGCCCTTTATAACGAACCGATCACCGGTGAAAATCACAATCAACATAATATCGTCGAGGTCTTTTAATGAGCCGTAAAAATAAAAAACGCCAATCACAAACACTGGCGCAAAAAACCGACAGCGCATCAATGGAAGCATTCACTTTCGGTGATCCAATCCCCGTACTTGATAAGCGTGAAATTTTTGATTATTTGGAATGTGTGCAAATTGATAATTACTATGAGCCGCCAATTAGTTTTAATGGCCTTGCGCGCACGTTCCGCGCAGCCCCACACCATAGCAGCGCAATTTATGTAAAACGTAATATTCTCACCAGTACCTTTATTCCTAATAAATATTTAAGTCGTCAGACGTTTGATAGTTGGGCATTAGATTTTTTACTGTTTGGTAATGGATATCTTGAAGAACGAAATAACCGTCTGGGGCAGTCGCTGAATTTTAAACATTCGCCGGCTAAGTTTACCCGCCGCGGTGTTGACTTAGAAACTTACTGGTTTGTGCAATACGGATACGATATTAAACCGTATGAATTTCAAACGGGTAAAGTGTTTCACTTGATTGAGCCGGATATTAACCAAGAGTTATACGGCTTGCCTGAATATCTCGCGGCAATCCCGTCCGTACTGCTCAATGAATCGGCAACACTATTTCGCCGTAAATATTATCTCAATGGTTCGCATGCCGGTTATATTCTGTATATCAGTGATGCAGCACAAAAAACCGATGATGTTGATAAAATTCGTGAAGCACTCAAAAGCAGTAAAGGACCAGGGAACTTTCGCAATTTATTTTTGTACGCACCAGGGGGAAAGAAAGACGGCATCCAAACTATTCCGCTTTCCGAAGCTGCCGCAAAAGATGAATTCCTTAATATTAAAAATGTAAGTCGTGACGATATGTTAGCGGCACACCGCGTGCCACCGCAAATCATGGGGATCATTCCTGAAAATGTGGGCGGCTTTGGTGATGTTGAGAAAGCGGCAAAAGTATTTGTGCGCAATGAGTTGATGCCGTTACAAAGTAAGATGATGCAATTGAATGATTGGTTTGGTGGGGAAATTATAAAGTTTGAAAAGTATTCTCTTGACTTAGACGACGAATAATATCACGCGTAAATTCAATGATACCGCCCACTGAGGCGGTATTTTTTTGCCCGTAGGTAGGTGATCTCGATGCCCTAAATAATAATAGGACCCCACTGTATTATATCAAACCTAACTCACCAAGACGAATCCGCAATAAATTACCCCCATCAAATAGCGATTTAAACGCACCACACGCCACCACAAAGCGTGCAAAAATAATTGCTATCTAGTTATAGAAATTTGATTTTAACGCTGTGACGGCTCGGAGATTTTGCGGACGGATATTTAACAATAAACACCTCGCCGCGCAATCGTGACCCCGCCACGCCTGCCCACTAAATAGGTCGATTTTCATGCGCCTGCAAGTGTTCGTCTGAACCGCGCCAGTGGTGGCGCTCCGCATGGGTAACGATCCTTTTTTGATCTTGCGGATTTGGGCGGAAAAATGCGAAATTATGGGGTAATTTTAGAAAATAAAAAACCGTCATGACGACGGCTAATATGTTTAATTCATGAATGTTTAAGTAAATTGAATACTATAATGATGGATAACCTACATTGACGTTATAAACTAGTGCTGATATTTCAGTCATATAATAAAGACTTAAAAAAATGAAGTTTTTAAGCTTTTACTCCCAATAAATTCTGATGGTAAAGGTGAAGGCTCATCCTCTGAGTCATGTTTGGAACTATAACTAAAATATTCGAGAGAAAACCTCTTAAATTTACGTTCAATTTTCTTAGTAAACTGATCTTCCGACATCAAATCTATAGAACTAACTTGAATACCCTTTGCTAACAAAATTGCATTTTTCAGTTTTTCCACCATCTTATCTGCTATTCTATTATTACGAATTTGTCTTAAATTAACCTCTTCTGGCACAGCAATCAGGATGTCGGTTTTATATACTTGCCCTTCTGGCAATTCATCGTCCGTATGCAGATTAATATAAACTCCAGAACAAAATTTACTAAAATTTTCATCTTTCCATGTGGAATCCAATGCTTTTTGACATTTTTTATCTATTCTATGCCCAAAAGAATCTGGGAATGTCGCTCTACGATAACGCTCTGCTATCCAATCAAGAAGCATATTTTTAGCATTGCCTAGCCACATTATATTTGGTGACGGGATTGATTCTTGTAATAGTTTTTTTCTACAAACCTGAAAAAAACTCAATGCTGTGATTTCTATATAGGATTCATGACCATCAACTTGGATAGGCAAATGAATTTTTCTAGGGTTTTTAGCATGTTTAAAATTATTATCGGCTTGGCAAGGTATAGCCAATATAACCTGAACCCAAGGCTCTTTTTCCAAAGACGGCTCAATCAATGCACAGTCATATAATACAGGAATTAAATATACTGTTTCATTTCGCTCACAAAACAGTCTTAGTTTCGGAGGCAGCTCATCAATGATGTTGGTAAATTTTTTTAGTTCAACAAACGTTCCTCTTTTCCATCCTGAGCTTACTAAACTATCTCTATCAATACCAACATCATCAATATCACTCATTACTACTATTCCTTAACTAAACAAGTCTGCTCTTACTGCAAAACCATCTAATTCTCCGTAAACCTCATCATAAGCCTTTAACATAGAATTTAAATCTAAGTTTTTAGCTGTAAATGTTTCACGTAAATTTTTATTCGAAAATCGACCAAATAATAACTTTGAAAAGTATCGACTATGCTCTGAACGAAACTCTTTTGAGAACTCAGCTAAAATATTAAGTCTATCCTCTGCTTCCGATTTAATTTTACCCTCAGGATTATTACTCCAATTGTACAAAGTTTTTCTACCAACATTTAGTATAACGGCCCATTGGGCTGTTTTAAAACCAAACAGTTGGCGCAGCTCTTCGCTCTTTTCTGCTGGAGAGTCTGATAGTGATGAAACTTCTTTTACCCAGCTTTCTGATGTTACAGTTTTATCTACTGAATTTTTGTCGCTGTAAAATGTATTAGATTCTGCCCTAGATGAATGTATATTAGATAGCGATGTAAACGCCATTAGCCCACTAAGAATCAAAGCTAACAGACTTATCCCTACAAAATTACTTTGAGTCGCAGGAGCGATTATAAAGTTCCACCCTCTACGTGAGTTATTTGTTTCAATATTCAGAGAGGTTCTATTTCTTTTTACATAAACAAACTCGTTTGTATTACTTGTCATGTGCCCTCCAAAATATAGAATAATTTACAACATTAATTTTCATTTTTAGTTATATTTTTATATGCTCGATTAGCCGTATTTCTCAATATACTCATATTATTAATTATTTCATCAACATTTATTTCTTTTGATTCACCTTCTCCAGATGAAAGATTAACATCAATGTCAATGTGAGCAACAGGACCTTGAAGTACCTTAGGCTGAGTTATGATATCAGAAGCTACCTCCATTAATTCGGGTGGCAAAATATCACTATCAATGACTATTCCTGTATTTAAAGTCACAGCAACCCCTGTACTCATATCTAAATAATTAGATAACATATTACTGCCAGCTCTAGGCCAATCACATACTCTCGGTTGTAAAAATTCAGAACGAGTAATCTCCTTAGAAAACTCATATTCATTGTCATATTTTATTTTATTAACGTATCTCATACCCAAAAATGAATAAAATGAAATATCGAACTGCTCAATTAGGGAATCTAATATTTTTTTAACTCGTTCGCTTATATCAGAAAAATTCTGATATTTCCTCGTGTGTACTACGAAAAAATCAGGAGCCACACGCACACCATAATCTTTGTTTGGTGACAGTAACGTAACCATAGGCACTTCAAAATGAGTTACTTCTGGTTGCCCATTATTAATAACATTCATATTCATTTTAAAGGCTTTTATATGCATCATTGGTGCAGTAATATAGTCTTTCCTTAAATTATGGGCAAAGTGGCCTATCTTCTCTAAGAAAACACTGTCTGGAATTCTACCGAACTCCACTTTTACTAGCATATATACTAATCCGTAATCATCCATTCTCAACACCTCATAAGTAATGCAAACATTATAGCATCAAGTTACACACTTTTCATATACATTAGACGAAATTTTACACAAAAATACCTTTTTAAATTCATATAAAAATCAATAGATTAAAAATAAAGCTTAGATCGCATTAATAATTTTTAGCTTATAACAAGATTAACATCACGTATTTTCAAATAAGTGTGTAATTTAAAATTACACACAAATATCATACTAAAAAAATATATTAAAATTTCATAATCCGTGCCCATACATCAGCGCACCGTTGTTTATACTTCTGACTTCTAGCCTCATTTTGTGCTGCTATTTCTTGTTTTCTTTGCTCTTTTCCATCCTCTGTCAGCTCTAACCTCAGCCGTTCCCCGTCTAATTTCAGATAATAGTTACCATCGCTAACCCCCATACCTTTAGTAAACATGGTTTTAATCTGTGGAATATCGAAATTAATGCCGACTTCGTTGGCAAAATTGATAATTTCCAACTGAATTTCTTTATCACTCTCGCTTAATTCAATTTTTGATATCTGTCTTTGCTGATTACCCTGTGATATTTCGCTGCCCGCGGCGTTATCAGCGTCTGTTTCTATAAACGCGAAACCGTATTCCTTAATGTTGCATACTTCACCTGAACCCTGTTCAGGCTCGTAAAATTGCACATCTGATAGATTGGATGTGATCCGCGATCTACAGTTATTGACAGGACTCCGAGTCGCTCCGCTGTCGCTCTTTAAAAGATTAAAATCAACGTCAACGGCACTTTTCTTGACGATTTGGTACTTTCTTTCACGGGTTTTAAGTACTGGTGCATCGGCTTTGAGTTGATGATAAATACCAACAACTTTTTGAACCTCTTCGCCGTAAACATTCACGTCACTAACTTCTCGGGCAACTCGTATTGTTTCTTCTTTTCGGCGAATACATGGACCACCTTGTGACATGATGTATTCATCAAATTTGCCTTGGTCGGCAGCAGCTCTAACACGTTCGGCAACATCCCCAAGTTTGTCAGCAATGGAAACACCACGAGGTAAGCGGCGGCATTCACGGTATGCGCCTTTAGATGGGAGCTTATAAAATTGAAATTGCGGAATACGCCATGTTGACGCCCACGCGGTAACCGCTGCCGCCATGCTTTTTAGGTCTTTGCCGGTTTCATGGTCTATCTCACCATCAAGGGCATACCCATCGATATTTTTAGCAATATATTTAGCGATGTAACCCACGGCACCGCCGCGGTTCATGTGCTTATACTCAAACCGGTATTTTTGTGCGCCAGCTTCGTTACCGTCCTCTTTCAGGGCACGTTTACGCATAATATCAATAGCTTTTGCTCGGCTGGCCTTATCAACAAAAAGCAGCATATGCCAGTGTGGGGTGCCGTCATGATGCGGCTCGACAACACGAACACCATAAATATTGATATTGTTATCATTGAAAGCGGAACGAATACGCGACCACACTTTGACTAAATAACGCTGTCCGTCTTTTGGTGTGTAGGCTTCATCTTTCCATTTATGGTTTAGTACGGCGTAATAATCATCTTTTCCGGTTTCTTTATTTTTCTCTTTACGTTGCTTCGTCGGGTGGTACTTTGACGGGCACGTCAAAGTGATAAACATCCCGATATCACCGCGTTCTTTTGCCACGCGCTCAATCCCTGCCATTTGCGCCATTAATTCCATGCGGCGAATTTCAGGGTTTGACACACTGGCCATCACTTTATCGAACAGATCAAAACGCTCACCGGTTTCAACATCTTGAATATCCATACCTTGTAAATATTGCATGTTGGATAAACGCTGTGCTTGAACCGCGCGGATAGCTTGTTTGCTGGCGTATGGGTGGCGATTAATGCACACGTCCATATTGGCAATCATGATTGCCTCAATCCATTGTGTTCTATGGGCTTTTAGCTTTCGGTGCCAGTAATCTGCATTTACAAGGCGAGAAATAGCTGCGATCACTTGGTGCGTGGTTAGGTTTTGCTTCCCTTTGCGGCGCTTTCGATTTTTTAAAACTTTGAGATAACTTTGATGATAAAGCGGCGTGACATGTAAATTTAGAGATAATTCAGCCAATGCCCCGTAAATTTGAGTTTGTGCTGAATCTTCATAGATAATTTCACGATCACCGCCGTTTTGCTCGGTTAGCTGGTCGCAATAGGCTTCATATAGAGTGAAAAAACCATTAGAAATGTGCTCTGCCAGTTTTTTGATTGGTTTGTCATAAAGGTCAAACAACCGGTTAAATTGACTGATTTCAGGTGTAAAGCGAGTTGAAAGTGTCAATAGTGCTTTCGTTTTTAATTCATATCGTGAATTAACCGCGGTGATACGAGGAAATATCCGCTTATAAAAATCAGAGCGTAAAAATTCATAAGCTTTATAGTGGCCTGACTCTTTAATGATGTATTCATAATGCTTTTGAATACGATAACGTAAAATACGCGGTAAAGTTTCAATTTCATCTAAAATCGCTTGCGCATGAATTTGTTGTTCATGGGTAAGGGATTTCTCAAGTGCGTCAATATCAGCTTTGTAGTAATTATTTTTTTCTGGCTTATTCCACGGATACGGAAAAATCATATCCGCGGTATAAGTTAACGGTTGCTGCGTAAAATCTAATACCTTAGACATTTAGCGCACCACCCAAGGTTTCAGGTCGTAATGCGTTGATGGCCGTTTCACAACGGCGTGAAATGATATCAACTGTTTGGCGGTAAACATCTAATGATTTGAGGCCTTTACCTTTAACGCGGCTAACATGATAAGAAGTTAATTCAATCGCCAGCATCCACGGATCAGAATGGCAACAAACCAACTCATAGCAACGAGCCATTTTATTGATTTGCAATAGTCGCCATTGAACCGCATTTGAATCTTCATCAACATGGCGCTGAATAGCAAAGGCTGTCCCGCTGATGTATACGCCGTCTTTAGGATCGAGAATCATTAATTAACCCCCGCTAAAACAGCAATAATTTCTTTAGCCGGCGTTCGCTTTCCATTACTAGCAATGGTGCGCGGTGCTTCTATTTCGTGAATAGTAAAACCGAGGTCAGCGTAAAGCGCCTTTGCTTCTGGCGAATTAGAAACGGTGATTGGATTACCTTGGATATCATTAATATCTTTTAGAGTAATTGCTAATGCTTCGTGGTCTGCATCAGTAAAGCCGGCGGTATGATATTGCGTGAAGCTATCACGCCCGCCCATATAGGGTGGATCACAATAAACACCATCACTGAAATCAACTAATGAAAGGGTATCTTGCCATTCAAGATTTAAAATTTGAGTTTTAGTGAGGTAAGCCTTATCACAAAAACTATCAATTTCATTTTTAGGAAAGTACGGTGCTTTGTATTGTCCAAAGGGGACGTTGAACTTGCCTTGTTGGTTATAACGGCACAACCCGTTGAAGCAATGCCTGTTTAAGTATAGAAATAAACTTGCTTGTCTTAGCCGTGATAATGCCTGTTTACTATCATTAAACTCTGATCTAGCAAGATAATAATCAGCGCTATTATTCCTTCTAAAAAGTGGTAAAGCCTCTATTAACATACTCTCAGGTAAGATAGTAAGAGTTTCATATAAGTTAATTAAATCAGGGTTAGCATCAGCAATTAAATACTGCTCATAGTCTGTATTCATCATCACAGCACATGAACCAGCAAACGGCTCAACTAACCGTTTTGCTTTTGGTAAGTGTGGGCGTAATTGGTCCATAATTCGAACTTTAGAACCTGCCCATTTGAGGATGGTTTTATTTGATTTAGCCACGATAATTATCCTCAATTCGAATAACTGAAAATGAAATCATTACAAATGGAGGTAATGCCCTTAGCTCTGGGTAAACCTCGTTGGCTTTTGTGATATCAGTGATAAGGCATGAGATAGCATTACCGGTGTAACTGGCATAAGGCTTATTGATTGAATTGAATTCACGTAAAAACAGTTCATCACCAACCTGAAAATCCCTATCGGCACGGCGAAACTCTGCTGTTTTCAAACCATCTTGAACGAGCTGAAAGTAATGAGGGGCTAGCTTGAGCTCATGTTTTCTTTTCATCGTCACACGCTCCGATAATGTTTACTTTTAAGCTCAAAAATAGTTTGGCAGTCAATACAGCGGATGCAGCCCTGTGATGCGATGCGGCGTTCTTCTGGAATCGGCTTGCCACAATCTTCACATTCGAAAGCTGAAACACTGACTAGGCGATTAGTAATGGTTTTTATTTGCTGTTCACGCATAAGCATTTCGTTCTCGCTAGCACGGTCAATTTCTTTAGACATGATCCAGCTCCGCAGCTAGATTTGAGTAATGCTCAGATTCACCAACTAATAACTGGTGAATTTGTTCGTCATTTAATTTTTCATTAATTAACTTGCATGCAAGGGCATCAAGGCGAGATGAAAATTTGTCATACATGGTTTTGCGTTCATCTTCGCGAATTGCTCTAATACTGATAGCGACAGCGGAGTAATCGCGCTTACCGGTTGCAGTATCAACACCTATCAAAATTGGCTTTATCTCTTTATTTTTCATTATCCAACCCTCAGATTTAGAATGTAGGAATCCCTGACGCGCTAACGTCATTAATTTGTTTATTTACCTTAAATAGGCATGGCGATATGTTTAGGTAATAGCGCCGCGAGTGCTTTAATTTGGTTTATTGCTGAAATAATTGCTTGTTGTTCCTCTTTATTAAATTCATCGAAACCTAAATGATGTTGATTACTTTTTATTTCCGCTAAATAAAAAATCATATTTAGCATCCGTACATCACTTAATCTCAAGTACTCAATAAATCCGGCTAGCTCTCTATTATCTGGATTTTGTTTATCACAATGAAAAACAGATGTTCTTAACTTTGCGGCTTGATTTAGTCCATTGACTCGGCTTTCAAAGGTTGCCCCTTGGTTCTGATAAAGCTTGATATTCGCTTGGTGAGCGATTGCATCGATTGGCTTTACGTCTTGCTTTACGTTGCCTAGCAACTGGATTAACTGTTTAGTTTTCACTAATACAGCCGCGGAATTACCCATTATTTTTATCTAATAGAAACTGAGAACAAATATAAAAAGAACAAAACACCACCAACCAATAATATTTTATCCATCAAAGTTAATTGGCGTTTTTTATTGCTTTTAAATTTATTAACGGATGAACCGGTTAATTTATGTTTATGCTGTTGCAAATGTAATTGAGTCATTTTTTTCACCATATAAACAATCAATATATTTAGTCGCCTGAGCCATAGAATCAAATAACCCGTAAGAATCATCATTTCGTTGAACATGAAAACGGGTTACTGGATTCATAGCTTTAGCCGGTAACTTAACGATTAGGAAGCCACGATATTTAAAACTGTGAGTTGAGATTTGTTCAGCTTTCATATTACAAGCCCACCCAAAGCAACCATGCATCCCTTTGCTCTTTTGGTCTATTCAAAAATGCATCACGCATTGCGCGGTTGAATTCAGGGATATAAACCCAATTTTCACCACGCGTTTTAACATCCCCCTCACTGTCTGGATTCTGCCAAACAATCAATGGCAATTTGTTTCTATCAACCATGTTTTTTACCGCAGCTTCACTTTTCCCTATTAAATCAGCGAATTTTTTATAAGGAACCGCATCAACTGGATAATGAACTTGCAAATACTTTTCTAATTCTTTACCGCTCATATGGCATAATTCCTTCTTGTAGATGCTTATAGTCGCTTACCTAGGCGATTATAAGTCTTTCTTCACTTTCACGGTAGCAAGTGCTACCCCTTGCAATCGATAATAGGGTAATAGGTACAACCATGTCAATATCATTAGGTGAAAAAATCAGGATGATTAGAGAGGCTGAAAACTTAACTCGTGCAGATTTTTGCTCTTTAACAGGTATACCAGAAGGCACGCAAAAATTTTATGAAACTGGAAGACAAGAAATTAGTGGAAAGACACTACCTAAAATAACAACTCACCCCAGGTTTGAAAAATATATCTTGTGGTTAATGGCTGATAAAACAAACGAGGCGTTAGGACAAATTAGTCCAACTCTCTCCCCTGATGGGCAAGAACTTCAAACATCGCACCACTCAGGCCGGAAAATTGGCTAACAATACATACAGATTTACTTGATTGGATTGATAACAATTCAATATGCCACATCGGAGGGCTGCAATATGCCAATTAAAAAAACCGATGATGGTCGATATATGGTGGACATTAGACCTCTTGGACGGAAAGGAAACCGGATCAGGAAGACATTTGATAAAAAATCAGAAGCGATTGCCTTTGAACGTTACACAATGGCGAATGCTAAAAAAGCGGGAACGAAAGCAGATAGGCGGCTTTTAAGTGATCTATTAGAACTTTGGTGGCTTTATTATGGCCAAACAACTGAAAATGGTTCGATAGAGAAAAGACAACTTAAAAAAACAATTAAGTTTCTTGGTGACCCCGCAATTAACAGATTGAATAAACAAGTATTACTTGAGCATCGCAGTGATAGGTTACTAAGTGGAACAAGTGCAGCGACTATTAATCGCGATATGTATCGTTTATCAGGCATGATTTCTACACTCAAAAAGCTTGAGGTGTTTAATGCAGATAATCCACTTAACGGCTTGCCACCTCTCAAAGAAACACCGCCTGAAATGACATTCTTAACTCATGATGAAATTAGTTTATTGCTATCTCAGCTATCATCAGAAGAAAAGAAAATCGCAATATTTTGTATGAGCACAGGCGCAAGGTGGGGAGAGGCAGCAACACTACAGAGTAAACAAGTAAAAAATGGGCGAGTCACTTTTCTAAAAACTAAAAATGGGAAATCACGCATAGTTCCTATTTCTGAGGAATTAGAAAAGGAGATAAAAACTAAGCAAACCGGCTTATTGTTTGATGTTGATTACGAAAGTTTCAGGCTGAAACTAAAAGCTGTTAAACCTGATTTGCCAGACGGTCAAGCTACGCACGTTCTTAGGCATACTTTCGCAAGTCACTTCATGATGAATGGTGGCAATATTGTTGCGCTGCAACAAATATTAGGTCACGCCAATATTCAACAGACAATGGCTTATGCTCACTTAGCCCCTGATTATTTGCAATTTGCTATTACCTTAAATCCATTAAATGGGGGTATTAGTATTTAA